ATTAAGGATGCCCCGTGGAATGATAACACCCGGCATGCCGTCGCAGCCATCAGGAGCCTTGATTTTTAAATACGCGAACTGGTGTCCATCGGTGGCGACAAAGTGCAGCTTCCCTTCATCGCCATGCATAAATATGCCGTTGAGATAGTAGCGCGACTCTTCGGTCGAAACTGCGAACCCAACATTTGAAATCGCTCGCGACAGGTCATTTGCGGTCAACACCAACCCGTGCGGAAAGTTGTTGCCCGGTATCTCCGGAAAGTCAGAAGCTGGTAAAACAGGAACTTGCAGCTTCGAGCGACCCGCTCTGATATTGATGACAGTGTCATCGCCTTCAAACTCAATCTCACAGCCGTCTGGTAGCTTGCTGACTGCGCTGTGCAGCAGGGCGGAAGACACGGTAAATGCCGGGAAGTCCGAAATGCCTCCCTGTACAGCGCGCGCCTTAACTTCTACGTCAAGGTTCGTGCCCGACACTGTCAGGTAGCTTTCTTCGCATCGGATCAATACGTTACCCAAGATTGGGACGGTTGGCTTCTTTTCAACCACGCGGTTAGTAACCGCTAGGGCCGGAAGGAGGGCGCGCCTCTCGATCCTGAAATGTATGACTGTTGCCATGATGCTCCCTCTCACGGGCTGACTTGAATGCCTGGATTAGTCGTTCTGCCGCAATTCGCGGGATGGCTTCGCGCCTTTCCGGCGCGGCGGTGTGTGTGATTAGGTCGGCTGCGGCACCCAAAAGCCCGAAAATCAAAGCATCCAAGGTTTGTTCTGGGGTGAAACCGATAGTCCTTACTTCTCTCCATTGGTCTTGAACCGTATGAAGGACGGCTTGCCGCACATCATCTGCTATCGACTGCAGGATCGCTGGATCGGTGCCGAATGAGGACAATTGAGGATGATCAGCCGAATAAGCTGACAGCCAAGATTGCTGCGCAGGCAGCGCCGCACACAAGAGTAGCAACAGCAACCATATGATCGAGCTGAGTGGCGTGTGACTTGTATGCCTTTGGCAGATGAAAGCCGCCCTCAACTTCAGTTTGAAATCGGATCTCGTTATGCATGGCTGACGACCTGATGAACTGACAGGCGGCGGGCGAGGGCGACTGCACGGTCGCCGAATTTGTCGACAACTTCACGGGTGAAACCGTGATGTGCAAGTGTTTCAGGGGAAACATTGTCGCCAGCGAATGCCAGCTCGCGCATGGTGTCAGCCATCTTAGCGATGACATTCTCACGGCAGCTGGGGGCGGGCTGGATAGTTGTCTTTTGCTTGATCTTAATCATGGCTTGCTCTCCACTGGTCAATGGTTTGGCAGGAGCGGGCGCGCTTCAACTCAAAACTTAATCTGCGCGTCCGTCCTTCAGGGGCAAGCAAATAGATATCGGTATTTTTACCGATATGCAATACGTATCGGTAAAAATACCGAATATTTCGTTTCGGAGCTATCGCTAAATTGCTCCTATATGATTGATACAATTTGAAAATTCGGTCAAAAAAAACCCCGCTCTGGCGGGGCTTTTGATCTAAATAATGCTATCACATGTCAATAATTGATCTTTTCACTCGGCCTATTACTTTTATCGCCCCTTCAAGATGTGGCGGTTCGATTTCTTGGTACGAAGCTGGCTGAAACTGAGGGTCTTCGTTTGGGCGATATCGTTTATAGGTCGCCTTTCCACTTTCATCGCATATGACATAACATCCGTTTGCGACTAGCCTCTTGTCCTTCATGTTCACGAAAATAATGGAATCTGGCGGGCTGATTTTATTCATCGAAGGGCCGTCTACTCGCAGGGCGATCCAGTCTCCCTCGGGTAAATTAACCGCTGGAATAGTAGGATGGTCATCAAGACTTCCTACTGGATCTTGGTGAGTAAGCTCACCTGCGCTGATCCAAGAAATCATGGGGACGTCGGAAATTGACGTAGGTTCGACCGAGCCTTCTTCGTTGCCGGTTCCTTCTAACAACCAAGTGACGTTTGTTCCTAAGACTGGCGCTAACTTCTCAAGTGTCTTGATTGAAGTGCCTCTGTCCTTACCGGCTTCAACAGCCCGGCGCATGTTGCGGATCGCTGAATCGCTCAAGCCAGCGATAGTCGCAGCGCGAGATTCTTTGAGCCCAACAACGTCAAGCCTTTTTTGGATGCGGTTTAAAACTTCTGCTAACATAGTGGTAATATTACCGAATTTACGCCGCTGAGGGTATCGATAAGAAAACCGAAATGGTTGATTGACATTATCGGTAAAATAACCGATTTTCTGCCTATGTTGGAAATCGAGCACCTTTTGATCCTCATCGATGGTTACAAGAACGCGATCGGACTGCAGGACAAGACTGTCAGTAGTCGTGTTTTTGGCGACAGCAAGAAAGTCGCTTCGCTTAGAGCAGGCGGCGACCTCACTGTTTCGCGGTTAAACGCGGCCATGAGGTGGTTGTCCGATAGCTGGCCTGAGGGCCTTATTTGGCCTCATGACATTTTCCGACCTATTTCGGGATCGCCTGCTGACCTCCCCAGTGGCGAAACTGGGGCGCGCCGTAAAACTGCTGGACGGCGCGTCCCGGCAGATAATTCTGATGTTGCGGCGTTGCCATGAAGTCATTTTTTGCATCTTTCCGTAAGCGTTGGGCCTGTGGTCCGCCCGTTTGGAGTTCATGGCTAAGCTGTATCGGCACGGCCTGAGAGTTTCATCGAATCCTTTGTTGTCTTTTTTTCCTTGAAATTTTCAGGGGGGTGTTTCGTGCGCACTATTTCCGAGCAAGAACGGCGTTCGCTTAAGTCTGCAACCGATGGCGCTTATGCGTTGGCGGGTGGCATTAGCTGCATTCTGCCATTTACCCGCGTCGGTACTTCGACGCTTTCCAAGTACGCATCATTCAATGATGAGCATCACGACAGTTTCATGCCGCTTGATGTTGCTATCGAGGTTGATCGCAAAGCGAAATCCCCGACGATCATTAAACAAGCTGCGGAACTGCTTGGTTATGAACTGGTTGCTGCCAATGCTGTGATTGACGGTGATCACGCGCCGCTGACGGCAATGGATGCGCACCGCGTCATGTCTGAAACGATGGACGTTTCGCAGGCTGTTCTTGCGGCTCTGGCAGATGGTCGCCTCGATGCTGGCGAACGCAAGATCATCGCCAAGGAAGCGCGCGAAGCAATGCGGGCGCTTCAAGACCTGCTGCGCAAGGTGGGGGCTTAATGATGGCTTCTGTCTCAACCCTTGTTGATCAATGGATCGCTGACAATGGCGCTCCCCGGCAATTCGAACCTGAAGCAAGCGGAAGCTTTGAATACTTCAACTGCTATCTGCATCGCTTTGGTATCCGGCTACGCATGCAGGGCTGGCGCTGTCATTACTCGCAAAACGGCGGTCGATGGCGTCCCATTCCTCGCCGCCGGGTGCGGAAACTGGTTGACGAGTTGCGCAAGCTTGAAGGGTTGGAACCTCTCAAGGCGGTGCGGCAATGATCAAGCGCCTGCTTAAGCACGACTTCATTATCCCCGTCATCGTCGCTGTCCTCATTAATCTGACAGCGGCTTCTCCTTTTTTTATAGCCATTTATTTGGCGGAAAGGCGCTGACATGGATGCACCTGTCCATATCAAGATTACCGATATCGATGTGCGCGACCGTTTGCGCGAGGTCGATGCATCCAAGGTTGAAGCACTCAAGCAATCCTTTGCCGAACTGGGTATGCGCACGCCGATCACGGTTCGCGTCGGTGAGGGCGTTTTGCCATTTGCACTATCAGCGGGTGCCCACCGTCTGGAAGCCGCCCGGCAGTTGGGCTGGCTGGAAGTTCCCGGCTTTATTCGTGACGAAAGCAAGCTTGATTCAGAGTTGTGGGAAATTGATGAAAATCTGGCACGTTCGGAATTGTCGGCTGCGGATCGCGCCGTGTTTACGTTCCGGCGCAAAGAGCTTTACCTGATCAAGTATCCGGAAACGCAACATGGTGGCGACCGGAAATCAAGCCGCCAACTTGGCGACTTGATCGAACGTCAGGAGCGCCGCAGCTTTGTCGCTGCAACGGCGGAACTGACAGGCAAAACCGAGCGGTCTATCCAGCGCGACGCCGAACGCGGCGAGAAGATTTGCGACGCGGCACTTCGCATGCTGCGGGGGACGCGTCTCGATAATGGTGTGACACTGGATCGGCTTAAAAAGCTGCCGAACGATCTGGCGCAGATCGCCTACATTGAAGGTGCGCTTGCTGACGAAAAGCGCATTCGGGGCGAAAGCAAGGAAATCCGCACGCACCAACAGAAGGTCAAGCATGCTGTACGCCTGACAAATATGGCGATGATCGCGGATTTGGGAAAAGCAACTGCGCCAGCCAAATTGGATCGTATCTATTCGGTTTATTATGCAGACCCGGCATGGAAATTCCGGGTTCACTCTGAGTTGACGGGCGGCGAAAAGAGCGCCGAAAATCATTATCCGACCATGACCACGGACGACATTGTAACGGAAATGGTCGAGCTGATAGGCGGCAAAAATCCTGCTGTATTGTTTCTATGGGCTACTAATCCGATGCTTCCTGATGCCTTGCGTGTCATGGAAGCATGCGGCTTCAAATACGTTCATCACTGGATTTGGGACAAAGTTGATATAGGCAATGGTTACTGGGGGCGCGATCAGCACGAATTGTTGTTGATTGGTCGCCGGGGCGACATTGCGTGCCCGCTGCCGGAAATGTTGCCCCCGACAGTTCATCGCGAGAAAAAGGGAAGGCACTCTGCAAAGCCTGCTTATTTCGCGGAACAGATTGAGAAATTTTATCCCGATGTTGCGAAGCTTGAGCTTAACGCTCGCGGCCCGCGAAAGGGTTGGGATGTATGGGGGCATGAGGCGAATGGGCGGGTTGTGCCATGACCGACACGATGCTCCCTATTCTTCGCGTAATGAACGATGCCGGGACCGACGCAGAGCGCGCCGTTGTGCTGCTGACGTGTCCGATTTCAATCATGTTGAAGTATCGGCAGGTTCTGGAAAGCGCTTGTATTCGACATAAGTTCGATGCTGGTAGCGAGTACCTCGTTTGCTTTTACGCTGCGATGCATCAGACGCGCTTTCGCGGAAACGTTCGCGGCGCTGCATTGAAGCATGCCGAAGGGCGATTGCTCCTGCTTTCTGAACAGGTGCCGTCATGAGTGCTGACGCTGCTGATTTGCGCCGCATACGCGCTAAACTTGCGGCGCTGGAAGGTGCTGACTGGCAGCTTTGCTGCGAGGGCGATGTTTCATTCGTTGAGGCTAAGACGCGACATGGCGAACTTAATAAGGTCGCCACATTCCATCCCGGCGCAACATTTGACGAGATTGATTTCGTCGTAAGTGGACCACGCATGGTGACTTTTATGCTCGAACTGGTTGATCGGGCAATTGTTGCGATGCGACAGGGCGGGCCGAAACAAGGCGGACAGCGCAAGCCGCAAAATTATGCAGCTGAGGCTGCAATGAAGTGTGACGACGCCGCGTTCAAGACTTTTCTTGAGCAACGGCACGGCCTTGAGTGGCCTTTGACGAAGGAGCGGGCGGCGGAAAAGCTGCGCACGGTCCTGAAAATACAATCCAGAAAAGAACTGAACGAAAACAGTGCTGCGGCTGAACGATGGCGGGATCTGCGTGCTGCTTTCGAAGCATGGCTAAGGGTGGGACAATGAGTATTGCCGTCATGTCACGGATATTCAAAAAACAGTTAGGCTCATCAAGCCGGAAGATGCTTGCGGTTCGTCTGGCTGACTTTGCGGACGATAACGGGCGCGGCATTTGGCCGTCTGTAGGCAAATTGGCGCGTGAAACCGATATGTCGGAACGCACAGTGCAGCGTCTTTTGCGCGATTTTGTTGATGAAAACCTGCTTATTGTTGTCTCGACAGCAAGCGGGCGTCCGGGTGAAACGACCCGATATAACTTCAACATGAACGTGCTTCACGGTCTGCCGGACACTGATATTGCTGCCGACGGGTGTCATGGTGTCACCGGTGACACGGTGTCACCCGTGACAACGGCGGCTGAGACGGGTGACATTGACGACGCCGACGGGTGTCATGGTGTCACCCGAACCGTCATAGAACCATCAGATAAACCATCATCTGAGAGAGAGCGCGAGAGCGAGCAGGAAAGCAGGGAAAACCGGAAGGCCATTGAGCGTGCATTCAAAAAGGCTTTCCACGCTTGGCCGACTGCGGTCACGGATAGCGAGCCTGACGCGTTCCGGGTCTGGAATACGCTCTCGCCGGAAGATCGCTTAGCTGCTTCGGATAGTGCGGCTCGTTACGTCGAGGCCGCAAAGGCCATTGGACGCAAGGTTGTTTGCTCCTATGCGGTCTATCTTCGAGAAAAGCGTTGGGAAAAGCTGCCAGCGAAAGCGCCGGTCGAACAAACGGGTTCGGTGCCAGCGCCGCAACTAGGCAAGATTTGGGGCGCACGCGTCTATGAGCTTTTGCTGAATGGCCCAACGCAGGCTGTCTCACTGAATGCATTTGAGCGGGACCTCGCAGATAGCGGACGCTTTACGGCTGAGGCCCTTCTTCGCGAAAAGCAGGCACGGCAAGGTTTCCCGGCTGTGAATGAATTATTCGAACGTGCTGCGAACCGTCGCGGTGCGCTTGTCCCTGTTCGCTTGCAGGCAATCAAGGATCTTCTCGTGCAGGTTCGCATCGGTAGCGATGAATGGACGGCTTGGCAGGCTTTTCACCTTGAGCGCGGGTGGCCTTGGTTGCCTGACACGGGAAATGCCGAATGGGCTTATTTCCCGGCAGGTGGGCCGGAAGGATTGAACGGGTTCGAGATTGCTTTGAGGGGATTGGGTGATGATGATGGCAGATAAGCGTTTGATTGATCAGGCAGCGCATATCGACCTGTCGCGATGCTATGCAAAGCTCGATAAGTCCATTGAAGAAAGAAAACGCAGACGTATTGAAAATGCCAAGGCGGCGATTCGGGCCGGTGATGATTCTCCTTGGCTGGTGCTGAAAGTGATGACTGGCCGTGAAATCGCTGTGGGTAACGCTCTATTGGATGCTGATATCGAAACACTTGTCCCCATGAAATTGGGCAAGGAAATACGCAAGCGTCATCGTGTTATCCCACCTAGAAAAGAACCGATTTTCATTGGTTACATCTTCGCCCGCTGCATCATTTCAAATGACACCATGGCTGCATTATTGAGCTTTGAGTATGTCGCTGGCATACTTGGAGGTTATGAAAATCCTCACCTCGTTTCAGCCGATAAGGTATTGTCTTTCAACGAGAAAGCAGAGAGCGGTCATTTTGATCATGAGGTGCCCCAAGCTGTATTCAAGCGAGGTATGAAAGTTCATATTCGTGATGGGATATTTGCCGGGCGCAATGGAGAGATTGTTTCAGGCGGTCACGATGGAAAGGGTAACGCGGTGGTTGATATCGATTTCTTTGGAAGATCGACGCCAGCAATTATGCCTCTTGCAATCCTCGAACCTTTGTGAGCGTATTCTGCTCACGGATAATCCGATGATCCTGTAGTGAGCCTCTGAGAACGCCTAGACAGCGGGAACGAAAGTTCTGAGGTTGGTACGCCGGTCGGACCCCGCCCTGACAGTCTCAAACTTGAGACACCGATTCAGGGCCAGTGCGTAAGCTATGTCTACCAATCACCGATACCATTGAGCGCCCCTGAGGCGCTCTTTCCATTTTCTATAGAGGCTGCTCATGGCAACGATAACGGCGCACTGGGCTGACAAGCACCTGTCACTGTTTGGTAGCAGGCTTAACCAGCTGAACACACGCTTTCCTAAAGTGCTGCCACGTATCGTCAATCAGGTTGGCAACAGGGCGAAGACGCAAGTTATTCGTGCGCTGACGAAACAGACCGGCTTGCAGCGTAAGACAATCGTCAAAGCAATTGGCGATCCCGGTGTCGCAAGACCCGGCAAGCTTTCTTACGATATGGTCACGCGAGGCGGTAACATTCGCCTGAAATACCTGTCGCCGAAGGAAACCCGCAAGGGTGTCTCGGCCAAGCCATTCGGACAGCGCAAGGTTTTTGCGGGGTCGTTTATGAAGGGTGGCAAGTTTCCGAACCGACAGGATGTGCCAAAGTTTTACGGACACGTCTTTCACCGGCTTAACAAGTCAGGCAGTCGTATTAGCTACACCCGGTCGGATGTGTTTATCCCAGTGGAAATGACCAAGGGATCAACCAAGGCTGCATTCGAACGTATGGCAGCGCCATTGCTTCAAGAGCGTGTCGACGCAGCGATCAAGAAGTTGCTGCCATAGGCTGCCGATCAGGGCAGGGCACCCGACCGACCCGGTCAACCCTTCGACCCCTGACCCCACCCCCTCCATTGGGTCCTTTCCCCGGTCTGTGACCGGAGCGGGTGAGCGCGACTGCGGGATTTCGCCCTGTGTGAAATATCATAGGGGGATTCCCCCGCCATTTGGATGGAATCGGAATCAGATGGCTAAAGGCTATTCGGACGAGCTGCGGCAGCAAGTGATTGACTTCATCAATGAGGGCAACACAGTTAGGCAGGCGGCGGAGAAATTCGGCGTAAGCCCCAGTTTCGCAGCGAAAACACACAAAAAGCATGTCGACCAACCCGAAGCGCAGCTGTTTACGGAAGTTCAGCAGCCGCAAGAGGATGAAATGCCGGTCGACGACGGTAGCGTCACAGCGCTGGACCTCGCTGATGTGATCGGAGTGTCGAAGCGGGCAATCTCTGATTATGCCGAACGTGGAATCATTGTGAAGACAGGGCGGAATCGCTTCGACTTTAGAAAGTCGGTCCAAGGTTACTGCGAGCATATTCGAACAATGGCAGCAGGGCGCGGCGGTGAAAATGTCGACGTGCTGGCAACGGAACGTGCCCGCCTTGCACGTGAGCAAGCCGATCAGGCTGCAATGAAAAATGCCGCGATGCGCAAGGAACTGATCACGGTCGCAGAAGTGCGGCACGAATGGGTGTCCATCGCACGGCGTATTCGAAACATGGTCATGTCGGTTCCTTCTCGATGCCGACAGATGTTGCCGCACCTCACAACTTACGATGTCGACCTGATCGATACAGAAATTCGAGCAGCGTTAGCGGAGCTTGGTGAAAAGGACGATGACGGTAGCGCTGACGATATTACGGCGGGCAGTTTGGGAGGGGCTAACACCTCCGCCGAAACTGAAGCTGTCGGACTGGATCGAGAAAACGGTTTACCTTCCTGAAGGTGTTTCATCGCTTACGGGTCGGGTGCGTCTATGGCCTCCGCAGCGAGAGATTGCAGACACCATCGGTGATACCGCAATTGAAAGGGTGACACTGGTAAAGCCTGTTCGCGTCGGTTTCACCACGCTGCTCACCAGTGCCATGGCAAGTTTCTGTTCGAACGATCCATCGCCAATCCTGTCCCTGTTGCCAACAGAGGCTGACTGCCGCGACTATATGGTTTCGGACGTTGAGCCGATCTTTGATGCGTCACCGGATCTGCAAGGTCTGCTGACTGGTGATGTTGATGAAGGCGGGCGCAACACACTGTTGTCCCGTCGCTTTCCGGGTGGTTTTCTCAAAGTCATCGCAGCTAAGGCACCCCGTAACCTTCGCCGTCACAATGTTCGCATTCTGTTTATCGATGAAGCGGACGGCATGACGGCAACGAAGGAAGGTTCGCCCATTCTTCTCGCCGAACGTCGAACACTCTCATTTGCTGATCGTAAGATCGTTATGGGGTCGACGCCGGTCTATGAAGAAACCAGCCACGTGCTGCAAGCCTACAAGGATTCGGATCAGCGCATTTACGAGGTACCTTGCCCTGAATGCGGGCACTTCCACGAGATACAATGGTCTGACATTCACTGGCCGGAAGGTGAACCCGAAAAGACTTATTATGTCTGCCGGGAATGCGGTTCCGTAATCGACGAACGGCATAAGCCGGGTATGGTCACGAATGGCCGGTGGCGAGCACTTAAGCCCGAAGTCAAAGACCATGCCGGGTTTCGGATGAATGCCCTGATTTCGCTTCTGCCAAATGCATCATGGGGGCGGCTGGCTAAGGAGTTTGTGAGCGCGAAGAATGATCCTTCGAAGCTACAGACCTTCATCAACACGATCCTCGCGCAAGGCTGGAAGGAAAACACCGACGAGCTGGATGATATTGAGCTTGCAAGCCGTGCCGAAGATTTCAGTCTTGTTGCGGAAGCGCCAGAGGATGAGAGCGAAACGGGCACCACTGGGATACCTATCCAAGTTCTGATCATCACCGCAGGCGTTGACGTTCAGGATGATCGTCTGGAAGTCACCTTTATTGGTTGGGACAAAGAGGGCATTCCTTATGCTCTCGGCCACGAAGTGATTTGGGGCCGTTACGACGATCATACAACATGGTCGGAATTGGATGTCGCGCTTGGTACGCAGTGGGATCATCCGCTTGGCGGCAAGATCAAGGTTGAAGCAACCTGCATCGACAGCTCGGACGGCGAGACGATGGAAACCGTCTATCGTTACGCATTCCCACGGTTCCGCAGGCGCGTGTTCGCAATCAAGGGTGTCGGCGGTAACAGGCCATGGATTGAGAAATCCAAGTCGACCGTAAAGGGCGGTAAGCTTTTCATTGTCGGTGTTGACGGTATCAAAAGCCATATCTTCGGTCGCTTGGCACGTACCAGCTCCATGCGTTTTTCGAAAGCTCTGCCGGATGTTTGGTTTGAGCAACTCGTGGGTGAGCAATTGGTTGTCAAGTATTCACGCGGACAGACGATACGGCAATTCGTTCCGGTGCCTGGGCGGCGACACGAAGCGCTTGACTGCACAGTCTACGCCTTTGCAGCCCGACAGATGGTCAACGCCAACTGGGCGCATCGCGAGGGCGAACTTTCCACGCCGCCTGAAACCAAACGGGTTTCAAACATACCAGAAATCGCACCTTCGGAGTGGTTATAGCCATGGCGACGTTAGATGATCAAATTGCAGCGCTCGAAGATGCGATAGCAACAGGCGCAAAGAAAGTCATTTTCCATTCGGGCGGCACGCGCCGCGAGGTGGAATATCATTCCCTCAAAGATATGCGAGAGGCGCTTGCGGATCTCAGATCCCGCAGACAAGGCCGGTCTCGTATCATACTGGCGGCGTTAGATTGATGAGCATCACCAATATTCTGGATAAGGCCATTGGCTATGTCTCGCCGCAGGCTGGCTTACGTCGGGTGCAGCAGCGGGCCGCAATGGAGATTGCGCAGCGCAGCTACAGTGGTGCGGAAACCGGCCGGCTAAAATCGGGTAGGCGGGCGAAGTCCACGTCCGCTGATGCTGAGATTACGCGGGCGGGTCGCGTCCTTCGGGATCGCATGCGCGATCTTGTCCGCAACAATCCCTACGCTGCAAAAGCGATATCCGAGCTTGTCAGTCATGCGATTGGTGATGGGATCATTCCCAGATCCAAG